CTGCAGAAAATATCCTTCAGCGGCAGTTCAAAGCGGAAGCTCCCTGTGAGAAATGGGTGACAGATATCACCGAATTCAGGGCTGGCGGACAAAAACTGTACCTGTCCCCGATACTTGATTTGTTTAACGGGGAAATCGTGGCGTGGGAAACGGCCTGCAGGCCTACAGAGGAGCTGGTGAAGCGCATGTTAAATAAGGGGCTGGAAAGCCTTGCTGAAGGGGAGAAACCGCTGCTCCACAGTGATCAAGGATGGCATTACCGGATAAAAAGTTATCAGTCCGCCCTGGCGGACAGAGGGTTAGTGCAGAGCATGTCGCGCAAGGGCAACTGCCTTGATAATGCGGTAATGGAGAACTTCTTTGGTCACCTGAAAGAAGAAATGTACTATCGCCGGGACTACAGAAATGTAGAAGAGCTGGAAAATGCCGTTAACGAATACATAACTTACTGGAATCAAAAAAGAATAAAACTCAGTCTTGGGGGACTCAGTCCGGTAGAATACCGGACTGAGCATCAAAAAGCCGGTTAACTGAAACTGTCCAGGTTTTGGGGTTCAGTTCAAGCGCCTTATCCGGCATACACAGATCGCATTAGGTTATGTTTCGTTTGTCATCAACCTCAAATCATCGACATAATTTATTTTATTTCAATAAGATAGATAAGCACACCTGAGAGAACTATTCTCTTGTCTCCTAAGAGTTGTTGCATTTTGTTATATGTTACAATATAACATTACACATCATATACATTAACTCTGGAGGAAACTGTTTTGGCGATTCGTCTTCATAAACTGGCTGTTGCTTTAGGTGTCTTTATTGTTAGCGCTCCTGCCTTTTCGCATGGTCATCACTCACACGGCAAACCCTTAACAGAGGTCGAACAAAAAGCTGCTAATGGTGTTTTTGATGATGCCAATGTACAAAACCGAACGCTCAGTGACTGGGATGGAGTCTGGCAATCCGTTTATCCTTTACTGCAAAGTGGCAAACTTGACCCCGTCTTTCAGAAGAAAGCGGATGCAGATAAAACTAAAACATTTGCTGAAATTAAAGATTATTATCGCAAAGGTTATGTGACAGATATCGAGATGATTGGCATTGAGGACGGCATTGTTGAATTCCATAGAAATAATGAAACAACATCCTGTAAATATGATTACGATGGATACAAAATACTCACCTATAAATCAGGCAAGAAAGGCGTTCGTTACTTATTCGAATGTAAAGATCCTGAAAGCAAAGCCCCTAAATATATTCAATTTAGCGATCATATAATTGCACCACGAAAATCATCTCATTTTCACATTTTTATGGGTAATGATTCACAGCAATCTTTATTAAATGAAATGGAAAACTGGCCAACGTATTATCCCTATCAGTTGAGTAGCGAAGAAGTGGTCGAGGAGATGATGTTTCATTGATTTTTTTGCGCTGACTTCAATTATTTAACAGAACAGTGCCTGGTAGTAACGACAATAATTTACCAAGACAAATAAATAAGACAAACTCAGACACGCTCATGCTTGAGACGTGTCTTTTTTATTATGTCTGTAGAAAAAAACTGAGAAAACGGCGAACAATAAATACACAACTCGCCAATACAGACTGGCTGCGCCAATGTCTCCAGGAGCAAGTCATCTGTCATGGTAAAGCTAACCAGAAATATAGGTTAATTTTGGTATTTAAACCTTTTTTACTTGTTAGTATGATACAAAGGCTTTCAAAAAAGCTGGGAAATTCAACAACTCTTGGAAATTATGGACTTTGTCCCGCGGCTTTAATCTGACGGCCGCGTTCCTTTTTTTGCTCAATTATTGACCCCTTCTCTATGCAACTTCAGTTCCCACCACCAACTTTGCGGCAGCTTCGTAGGATCAATGTCTAAAAGAATAATGGTGACCGATAAGAAAACGACTGAATAACTGCAGATTTTCGCTCGAAACCTTCCTGTCAGATCCATAGCGAATCAAGTGCTGAATGTCACAGTATCGAACAGAAAACAGTGACGATCTAACCCTTCAAGAATATTCTACGATTGTTCTGTTTAGGAAAAGCAAGGCGGGAAGTCGGGAGATAAGTCATTGATAAAGTGGCGGAGAGAGGGGGATTTGAACCCCCGGTAGAGTTGCCCCTACTCCGGTTTTCGAGACCGATGATACAGAGTCGAAAAATCAAAGAGTTAAAAATTTTTCTTGGAATAAATGTCTTAAAATCGTACAAGAAAAATCAATGAATTACATAACATTAAAGAAGAATATTCCAAGCCTTCTTGAGGCTACCACCTGTTTTCAGGTGTCATTCAGACGTGATTTGCCCCAGATTGGGAAAGCACGCTTTTTTCTCAGCTTATTCCGTTTTGCCTGTGTGTTGAATAATTCCACTGCAGTTATATAAAATCGGTAACGTCTGGAAATCATTCAATACTCGCACTATCGAAAGTTCACCAGCCAACCGCAGCACGTTCTTGCATACGACGTGCTGCGGTTTTCTTTATGATTTATGCACAATGGACAATTTGAAATTATTGATGATTGAATGGTGCATCGTTTTCTGAACCTACACTGATTTTTTGGTATAGCCTTGCCTAGCCAGTCTTACCGGATCAAACCCTTCGCTATTGCAATACTAACCAAAATCATCAATTTGACAGCGATTAACCAAAATAATAGTATACTATCACCAGTAAGAAATTATCGTTATTTGTAGCGATACATATTATATATATCATTCTCAGGTGCGTACATGATTATCAACCAGGTACCTATAAAAATAAAAATCTTCATCTTTTTATTTTCATGCATCTCTATTATATTTTTGTTACTGCATGAAAATAATGGAATATACATAACACAAACAACACAAATAAGTTATAGTGTTTTCATTATTGGGCTTTTTTTCATAAACCTGATGATTTTTATTTTTCTATTGCTTTACTATGTTTCTAATCAGAGACAAAGTTATCTCTTAATTCTTTCATTCGCGTTTTTGAGCAACACGTATTATTTATTAGAAGTGGCTATTATTTCTTTATCTCCGTTAGGTAACGATTTATCTACAATCTATCAGAAATCAAATAATATCGCAATATATTATCTATTCCGTCAGTTCAGCTTTATATCTATAATCTTTCTGGCTGTTTATTCCACCAATGTTAAAAATAAAAGTGTTTTAGAAGATAAAAGAAACATAATAATTGTTGTTTTGTCAATATTAATTCTTTTTATTACTCCGTTTGTAGCAAAAAATCTAAGCAGTGACAATATAAAATATAGTCTTAATATTATACAATACTCGCTGAATCGTCATTTGTCGACGTGGAATATCGTGTACACCAAAATAATATCAGTATTTTGGCTTGTATTACTTATCAGCTCATGCATCAGCATACGTAATTACTCAAAAATATGGTTGTGTATAATACTTATTAGTATAGTGTCAGTATGCAATAATCTAATTTTATTGTATTTTATTGATAAATCCCATCCTGCATGGTACATGACAAAATTTCTTGAATTGATATCAATGATTTATATCATTTCAACACTCATGTATTATGTTTTCAGGAAATTAAATCATGCTAATCATATGGCAATTCATGATCCACTAACGAATACATACAATAGAAGATACTTTATTGACTCATTGAAGAACATATCAAAACACCATGATTTCTCAGTAATAATGTTAGATATTGACAGTTTCAAAAGCATCAATGACAAATGGGGGCATCATATGGGTGATCAAGTCATAGTAATGGTTACCAGAATAATAAAAAAATCCATCAGGAAAGAGGATATATTAGGGCGCTTAGGCGGTGAGGAGTTCGGTATTATCATTAAAGGTAATACTCAAAAGCTCTTGCTATCAATTGCAGAGCGAATCAGAAAAAACATTGAAGAGCAATGCTCGGAAAAATTATTATCGCATGGACCTGAGAAAATAACTGTCAGTATTGGTTGCTTTACTTCAAAAGAGAATAATCTCAGTCCATCTGAAATGTTAGTCAATGCCGACAAAGCGTTATATCAAGCCAAAAGAACCGGAAAAAACAAGGTGATAATTCACTCAAAATAAACACCTTTTTAAAATACAGCCCCAATAAACTGCAGAATATTATCCCATATAATATCCTGCAGTTCGTAATGCACTATTCGATAATGGGTACTGTTGGCCATTCAATATCCGGTGCAGTTGTTGTATTAACACGGTTCAGCAACACCCGATACTTCTTCCAGGCTTCCAGCAACGAGGTTTCTTCCTCCGTTGCATATACAGCCCACCTTTTTTCACCCACGATTAACCAACAGCCAGACCAGCAGACACGCCACCACCGGCACAGCAAAATCCATCAGGCTTGCCACATCCCACGCGCGCGGATCAAAACCGCCCCACCACGGCATATTCATTCGCTTGCCATGCCCGAACATTTCGATCCAGCGATATTCTGCCTGGGTGTGTTCACGCGCAATGAAGAACGTACAACCGGCTATCGCCCCGTAAGCCCAGTTCCCGGTAAAAAGACCAATCAGTAGCTGCGCAGCCACAGCACAAAGCGCATGAAGGAAAGGTGTTATATCCATTTTCATCCTACCCAATAAAACGGGGCGCTCGGCCCCTTAATATTATTTAGACGCAAGCGCCGCATCAATTGCAGATAATCTTTGTCTTAATTCTGCGTTTTCTTCTTCCAGTGCTGTTATTCTGTCGTCTGACTCTCTGGCTACCTGAACAAGCAAGCCAGTAACACCAGAATAATCTACTGCGTAATAACGTTCACCTTCTTCACCTTCCGATCCGCTCGCACCGTCCTGATATTTCATTGCGGAACCTACAACTTCTGGAATTGCTTCCAGAGCTTCCTGTGCAATGACACCAGCATAGGGCATACCGTTTTCTTTAAGCGTGTATGTGTAGCCGTTCATTTTACGGATGCGGTCGGTTGCATTATCGATCACCTGAATGTTGTCTTTCAGATCCCGGTCGGAATGCTGGTTAAATGCGGTGGCATGACATGCACCATTAACGCTTAACATATAGGTGTTATCGGTATTTTTCTGCGCATAGAACATATAAGCGCCACCATCAACACCGACTTCATAAACAACAGGACGGCTGGAGTTGCCCCACAATTGAGCAGTAACACCAGCATAAGCGGTTCCCTGTGTGTTTAATGTCATGGTTGACCCATGATTGGCATATTTGATCTGTAATGTGTCGGTGTAATCAAATTTAATAAGCGCGTTACTTCCACGCTTGCTGTATGACATAAGGCAGTTACCCATTTTGAGGTATCCGCTGTCACCGGGAAAAATCATCGTACCGCCATAAAGGTTGGTAAAGTCCCAGCAAATGTTTGTCCCGTTATCGTTCAGGTTAAGGCGCGCCATTGCGTTACCTGGACTGTCTATCCATTTTTTGAGGTATAGTTCGCAATACGCATCCTCAACACCTGCCGTCCTGTGAGTTGAGCGGAGTTTTCTCCCAAATATAGCTCCACTAGTTGGCAATACCTGCTGATACCATGAAGCAGACCAGTCACCAACGATTTCATCTTTGCTGTCTACATATAATTTTGTTGCGTAGCTTCCTTGATCGTTTTTTAATTTGCTAACGTCGGATTTTAGCGTTTTGATGTCATCAGGAATTACTGTCGATGTAGCCATTTTTCTTCCTCACATCCAGCCACGAAGTTGATGCTCAACAGCAACCACGTATTCATCGAATAATGACGATATTTGCGAATCATTAATGATGCGCACGTTTACAAAATATCCGTCTTCCTTAACACATACCGGTTCGCCATCTTCAGTCAGTTCTCCGGTTTCTTTGTACACGTTACCTATCACGTCAATAAGAATATCATCCTGCATCGACTCGTCATCATAATAGCCAATACTCTCCATAAAGGCCGAAAAGTCGGCCCTGTCGGCAAATTTGAGTGTTAAATCTTTCATTAGATTGACTCCCCCACCTGAGCATCAGTCAATGCCTTGTGCCATATTCTGAAATTCCTGACATGACCAAATAAATGACGTAACCCGGCTGTAGTCTGGCCTCCAATACGGATAATTGCGGTGTTCTGAATACAGGACCATGTGGTTTTTGTTTCGCTGGATATATGCCCGTTACTTACTGAGCACGTAGACTGCTCTGACTTTACACGCATCCCCATAACCATTTTTTCAAGCGATGCGTTTTCGTTTACCCGTCTGTTAGCTCCTCCAATATCGCAATAAGGAAATCCGTCGTAATCTGTTGAACGACCGAAGCCAAGAATAATAGCCGCTCCGGTTTGATGACCGCCGGTATCAAAAACACGTGGCGCTGCATTTGGCGTTTTATACCAGTTCTTATGTACCTCACAAAGAACCGTAAAAGGAAGATTATAAAGATTATTCTTAATTGGAACTGTAACTATATCGCTTGCGCGGGTCGCCGCCGTCGCTCCTGATATAATAAAAGATGATACACAAGGCCCATCTTCTACTTGTGGGGTGGCCAGATAAATATAGTCACCAGATACGGTTGCCCCGCTATGCTTAGGAGAATACTGTATCTGAGAGCCTATTTTTAACTCCCCATCAATTGCCTGAATTGTTGCCTCTGCAAAAATCCATCCGGTAGCTTCGTCCTTTCTGACTCTCGCTGTAATTCTTGAGGCAGCACCGCCTGTCATATTAATTTCAAGCGTTTGTGTATCAATATACGCATCACCAAGAAAAGTTGTTGCGCTACCGTCATATTTATCAAACCGGATACGCAACCTTACCTGCAGTTCTGTTTTAAAACGACATGAGGTTGTCACGTGTTTATTATCGCCTGAGACATCAACTGACTTTGTTGCAGCAATTGATGCCATATTAATGGCTGAGGTTTGCCCAATCAGAGAATCGTTGCAGACAAACTTTCCATAGGTAAAACCAAAATTATCCGTCCCTGTTTCGGGCACATCCATATTTGACGATCGCCCCCAACTGGCAGGGCTTTCCGAATTGAGCATGTAGTTTGTTCTTTGCCCCTCAATAAGCAGGCCATCACGTTCAAATCGTGGCTCGTCAATGGCAGCCTCTGTCAGCACACCAGATTTGTTAATATAGGTTGCTTTCGATGCACGTTTAAACTTAACAATCTTGTCGCCAGGCATCGTTATTTCATCGTCACCAATAACAATTTTTTTATATGATGGCGAAAAGCCCGTAATCATATCCAGCGAATCGTTAAATGGTATCCACACATCAGGCAGCGGCTGTAAGACATATTTATACGGCTCCGCAGCCTGGCTTGCGTACTCTCTGGCTGCATCTTCGCTTGCTTTAGCTGCCGTCTGGCTTGCTGCCGATGCTTTCGCTGAGTTCGCAGCCGCTGTTTCGCTCACCTTTGCGTTGGTTTCACTGGTTTTTGCTGCTTTTTGACTGTTAGCTGATGCAGTGGCAGAAGCAGCCGCCGCGCTTGCAGAACTGGCTGCGGCACTCTCGCTTTGGGCCGCTGCATCCTGACTGCTTTTCGCCGCAGTTTCACTGGCTTTGGCATTCGTTTCGCTGGTCTTCGCTGCCGTCTGGCTGGACTTTGCGTTAGTTTCACTCGTCTTCGCAGCTTTCTGGCTGTTAGCCGCAGCAGTTGCTGATCCAGCTGCTGAAGTCGCAGAACCGGCTGCCGCGCTCTCGCTTTGGGCTGCTGCAACCTGGCTGTTTTTTGCTGCAGTTTCACTGGCTTTAGCATTCGTTTCGCTGGTCTTCGCTGCCGTCTGGCTGGACTTTGCGTTGGTTTCGCTCGTCTTTGCGGCTGTCTCGCTATTTTTCGCGTTGGTTTCTGATTTTTTAGCTGCTGTTGCGGAGTTTGCCGATGCAGTCTGCGAGGCCGCTGCCGCCTGTGCTCTGTTAGCTGCATTCGTTTCTGAGGTTTTCGCCGCGTTCTTCGATGATGCCGCTGCAGTTTCGGATTTCTTTGCCGCCGCTGCGCTCTGAGAGGCGGCTTCAGCGTTGCGTGCCACATCCTCCACCATTACCTCAAAACGACGCAATGCCTCCGGCATGACATCCTCTTCCGTCATGGCTCCCAGAAAATCATTCAGCGTCCCCGGCTTAGAATCTTCATACACGGTGATGGTCCCGGCATGTGACGGCGGGAATCCTTCCACCAACAGAATAACGCTGTACTGACCGTACTCAACGTCCATGCTATAACGCCCGGCTTCATCCGGATTTTCTGAGGCCACCGTGTTCACCACAACTGTGGTGCTGTTACGTTTTGCTTTGAGCTGAATGGTGCAGTTCTGTATCGGTTTTCCTGCACCGTCTTTCAGCACACCTGAAATCTTTACTGCCATATTCACCCCACAAAAAAGCCCGCCTGAACCGGCGGGCTGTCATAACACTGTGTTACCTGGCTAATCAGAATTTATAACCGACACCCACGATGAAACCGTCAGTGCGCCAGTCACCACTGCCGGAGCCTTCATAAGCAATATCAATGGCCACGGATTCGGTCGGGTTAAACTGCACGCCAGCCCCCCACGCCAGAGACGTGTTGCTGTGGCGACCGTCATCACTTCCGGTCAGCACATCGTGCTTTTTCCCCTTGTTGTCAGTTACGCGAAGATAATCTCCGGAGAAAGTCGAAACACGGCTGTAAGCCATACCCGCCATCGCATACGCGCTGAACCATTCATTCACGCGCACAGACGGCCCCGCCATCACGCTGAACCAGCGGTTACGCACGGAATCTTCATGCCAGCGGGTATCGCTGTAACGGGTAAGCTGGCGATTCTTGTCTCCTGCATAGCTGAATGACGTCACCAGCCCCAGTGTGTCCGTAAACTCATAACGGTATTTCACGTTAATCCCGTTAAGATCATCGCTGCCGGGAACGTTCGTCAAGGCATGAAGATACCCCGCGCTCAGCGTGGACTGATGTTCAGATGCCCATGCAGGCGCACCGGATACGGCCAGACAAATGGCTGCGGACAAAATGGCGGCATAAAGTTTACGCATAATTACCTCTCGCTTTTCTGCAATAAAAAAGGCACCATTTCTGGTGCCCTTATATGGGTTATAACAATTTCAACGAATACTGATGCCGGAAGCGGCTTTTTTGGTCACAATCACCGTACAGTCGGTGATATTACCTGCCCACTGATTGCCTTTATGGAAAACCTTAAACTCCAGAGTGACGCTTCCCCTGCCACTCGGCATATCAATAACCGCACTGTAGCTACCGGGAATGGCCCCTTTAGTTTCTCTGGATGCGATTAATACACCGTTTTTGCGAACTTCAAAACCATAACCCGTGTATCTTGTACCTCCCGGGTTATTACCACTTCCCGGATCGCTATACGCTATTCCGTTAAAGATAATGGGCGGAATAATGATTTGACGGTCAAAGTTATGATCATCGCTGATGGTGACTGTAACCGTCCCGTTTGGTGTTTCCGTGTTACCCCACGTACCAGCCTGTTTCGGAAATGATTTGGATACAGCTTTAACGAAGTCACCTCTGACCTGAGTCGCCTCCAGCATGCCCTTAATCGTACAGTTCTGGTTAATCGTGACATTGTTGAGCGTTCCTGAGTTCGCATTCACACTACCACTGATATCCGCATTTTTAGCGGTCAGCTTTCCGTCCGGTGTCAGGGAAAATACCGGAGGACTGCCACCACTGGTAATGGTGGGAGCCGTCAGATATTTCAGGAACACTTCATTCATAAATATCTGATCGCCCTGACCAACAAACATCGGCTTTGTATTGCCATTCGCAGGATTAATCATCGCAATCCTGTCCGCCGCCAGCAGCACCTGACTCTGCATACCGTCAGGGGTATTCTCAATACCGGCACCAATACCCGCGATATAAAGGCGTCCGTCCTGCATCTGCTGCAGCTTCACAGCCCACATGCTGTTCAGGTTATTATTTGTATCAACCTGAACCTTCTGTATCTGCTGGATCGCTGCACTCTGGTCTTCCAGTTTCTTATTGACGGTCTGCGTGATTTCATTGCTGACATCCGTAATGGACGTCCTGATTTCAGCCAGGTCAGGCGCAAGCTGACCGTTATCAATCTGCGTCCACAACTCCTGAGCCAGATGGGTTTTCCCTATCTCTCCTTTGAAAAAATCCAGATAGCCGGATGCATCATCACTCGGATGGCCAACAGCCTCCACAAATGCCGATTTGCCAACGGTGTTCACACTGCGAATGTAAAAATAATAATCATGACCCGGCTTAATATTGCTACTGGCGGCTATCCAGTACAGCGCCGTACCAAGATAACGCGCGCTGGCTTCAACCTGCCTGATATCCGCAATCCGCTTTTCCGAGAACCAGAACTCAAACTGTACCGTCGGATCATAAACGGCAAGATGCGGCGTTGCGGTTATCTGAAAATAGCCCGGCGTCAGCTCAATCCGCGATGGCGCTGCCGGTGCGGCAATCCGGAACGATACTGACGCCGGATCCCCCTGCTGCCCCCACGCATTTACCGCCCGGACTGTCAGCTTGTAGTTCCCCAGCGCCAGTTGCCTGAAGCGGTATGTGGTTTCCGTCGTCCTGGCCGTGCTGACCAGCCGCTCACTGCCGTCATCCGCTGCCACGGTCAGGCGAAGCATAAAGCTCCCCCCCTTCACCACCTTCGGCGTGTCCCAGCGCGCCAGCACCTGGTATTCCCCGCTGTCTGCGGTGACTTCTGCAGTCAGGTGCTGCACCGCGGGCGGCGTGACACCGTTCACCGTTCCGCTCTGGTCGCCGTCAAAGTACGCCCCGTTATCCACGATGGCTTCTTTCTCCGGTACATGCTGCACGGCAGTGATGGCATACGTGCCGTCATCGTTCTCACGGATACTCACACAGCGGAACAGGCGCTGGCGCAGCATCGGCAGCTTCAGCCCCCACACGCTGTATCCGGCAACGCCGTCAGGAACACGGCTCACTTTCACCTTCACACCGTCGGTGACGGACTGGACCTCCACGCTGACCGGATTCCCCTGCCCGTCAACCAGGCTTATCAGCGTGGTGCCGGAGGATGGCAGCGTGATTTCACGGTCGAGCGTCAGCGTCCGGGTCTGGCTGTTCACCGCCAGCACACGCCCACCGATGCTGATACCGGCATAGTCATCATCGCAGATTTCAATGACATCCCCCGGTACATGGCGAAGCCCTTCAGCACCCACGCTGAAGTCCACGGTCTGCGTTTCCAGCAGCTCCGTTTTAATCAGCCACAGCCCGGCGCGGTGTGCCTGCCCCCGACTGGTACAGCCAAAGGCATCCATCTTCGTGACGTTACGGCCGTAACGGGCAATGGCCTGCGTATCCTCCACGAGCTCTGTCGCCGTCTCCCAGCCGTTGTTCGGGTCAATCCAGTTCACCTCAACGGCATTATGGCGGTCCTTCAGGGCGCTGAAGCTGTAGCGGAACGGCGCGCCATCATCCGGCATCACCACATTACTGCGGTTATAGGTCCACACCTTATCTGATGGTCGGTCCTGCACGAACGTCAGCGTCTGCCCGTTCCATACCGGCATACAGCGCATCGCCGAGCAGAAATCACTGAGCACATCCCACGCCTTGCGCTGTGTGGTCAGGTACGCATTACAGGTGATGCGCGGCTCCGTGCCGCCAAAGCCGTCCGGCACTGACTGGTCGCAGTACTGGCCGATGACATACAGCGCCCATTTATCCACATCCGCCGCACCAAGACGTTTCCCCATGCCGTAGCGCGGATGGGTCAGCATATCCCACAGACACCAGGCCATGTTGTTGCTGTATGCCGGTTTAAACGTTCCGTCCCAGATACCGCTGTATTGCCGCGTCTGCGGGTTATAATTCGACGGCACCTGCAGAATACGCCCGCGCAGATGATAATTACGGCTCACCTGCTGGCTGCCGAACTGCTCCGAATCCACCTGCACGCCGACCAGTGCCGTGTTCGGGTAGCACTGTTTCACATCGATGATTTCGGTGTATGACGACCAGAGCGTTTTGTTCTGCAGCTGGTCTGTGGTGCTGTCCGGCGTCATCCTGCGCATCCGGATATTAAACGGGCG